TTGGCGCGCATGACGATCGTATCAACCTCATGGGGAGTGCTGGTCGCGCATCACATGCGTTATCGAAAGGTTGACGAGATTTTGACTGAACGTGGAGTCGATCATTTTATTCCTTTGATTGAAACGTTGATGATTTCACACGGACGACATGTTCGTCAGATGCGACCATTGTTAGGCGATTATATCCTGATTGCAGTTTGCTCGGCATGGAAATCATTGTTGCGCATTCGCGAGGTGCGAGGGATCATGCTCAACGAATTGGGATATCCTGCGCAAGTATTGCCATTTGAGATGGATCGTATGCGATCGATGTGCGAGGGAGATGTTTGTAGATCGTCGGTGGTTGAGGATGGTGGTTTTGAGTATGGGCAACGGGTTAGTCCGAAAGCAGGACCGTTGGGTGGTCGTGTTGGAAGATACGACAAGAAAACCAAGCGCGGTGATTCCGCGCTTTTTGTTTTGTTTGGCCAAGAGCAACGTGTGATATTCAAGCAGGGTGAGTTGGTGTCGGCTGGTGGTGACGGTTCGATAACACGTAAGGCTAGTAACTCAGGACGTTGGAAGAAACTGGTTAACGCCGTTTAAGATTTTTCTTCGATATACGAAGATTAGCTTGTGGCGAGTAAAACCGAGATTTGCGGTTCCTGCCGGTTACACAAAATTCGGTGTATAATGGATTATCAACGAGTTTATGATCAGCTTATGGAGCGCGCCAAGTCGCGACGGCTGTATTGTTACTTTGAGGTTCATCATATTTTACCGCGTTCATTGGATGGCAGTGATGATCTAAGCAATTTAGTTGAATTGACTTATCGTGAACATTTCCTTGCACTTGGATCGCGCTACGCAATCTTCTTTGAATAAGGGGAGATATAAACATTGAAACAACAGCGCGCACCTAAGCCTGATATGGTCAAGCAGTGGCATAAGCGCTTGGCCAGGATAACTGGCATGATTTCATTGAATATCGAGCATCGGCATTTGAATCGTGGCGAGTCGATTGAGTGGGCCAATGAGTTGGCTGATGTTGCTGATGAGATGCGGGTGCTGGCCAGCAAGTGATGATGTAGCAGCACGAACCGACGTGCTTCAAACTGTAGGGACGACTGTAAGCGTCCGCTACATGCAACAGCGACGGCGTGACGCATGAGCAAGTATGCAGCACAACGCAAGCATCAGCACCTATACGCCAAGCAGCGATGGCGTAACATGTCGGCGCAACAATTACGACGAGAGCCTATGTGCTGTATGTGCCGTGAGCACGGTGTAGTGCAAGAGGCGAACGTTGCTGATCATGTCATACCTCATCATGGTGACGAGCAGTTGTTCTGGTTCGGTAGGCTGCAATCACTTTGCCATGCGCATCACAATAGCAGCAAGCGGCAGCTTGAGAACAAGGGATATGTGAATGACATCGGTGTCGATGGTTGGCCAGTCGATCGGGGGCATCCAGCTTGTCGTGAGCAGTGAAGGGACGGGGGGCGGATCGGATATTTCGACCTCCCCTCCCCAAACGGAGCGCCGCCTAGCTGAAACTCGCTACCCTGTATGAACGGCGATAGGCTTGTAATAAATTCAAACGAAATCTAAAAGGATAGTTTTGTTTTGCCAAGAAAGTCTATGGAAGATTTGTTGATTAAGGACGTTGGTCTAGCGGCTGGCCTTACCCGGCCGGAGCCTCCGTATGATCTTGACGATGAGGAGGCTATCGAATGGCGTCGTATCGTCAACAGTATGCCAGCCGATCATTTCATTCCGGCTAATCATCACATTCTTATTTCACTTTGTCAGCACATCGTTGAAGAACGCAGAGCGCACGGGTTGATGAAGGCGTACTGCAGGAAGAAAGATCGTGCTGATGTTCACATATACCTAGAACTCAGGAAGGCGAAGGAAGCCGAGTCTGCTATTGTCAGGAAACTTTCAACATCTTGTCGAATAACTCATCAATCAACACACAACAAGACTGCTGTTGATCTTAAGCGCGCATCTGCTCGCATGGTTGATATGTCTGAAGAGGAATCATGGGGTGGTCATCGAAAGAAGTAGAGGGAGATGCTGGCGTCGCTATTAGATGGATCGAGAGTCGCTGCTTGATTCCTGAAGGCACAGATGTAGGCAAACCGGTCAGGCTTCGTCAATGGCAGTGCGATTTGCTGATCAAGATATACAACAACAAGAAGGCGATCACGCGCCGCGCCATCTTGAGCTTTGGACGCAAGAACGCCAAGACCACGTTTGCCGCTTTCTTGTTGCTGTTGCATCTGGCCGGACCGCCGGCAAAGAAGAACAGTCAGCTATTCAGCGCAGCGCAATCGCGCGATCAGGCGGCTTTGATCTTCAGCTTGGCTGCCAAGATAGTTCGGATGTCGCCCAAGCTGGTAAACCTTATTATCATTCGCGACACCGCCAAGCAATTGGCATGCCCGACCAAAGGAACGTTATATCGTGCGCTATCGGCCGAGGTAACCACGGCATTCGGTCTCAGCCCGGCTTTTATCGTTCACGATGAGCTGGGCCAGGTGCGTGGTCCGCGCAGCGAGCTTTATGAGGCGCTGGAAACCGCAACCGGCGCGCAAGAAGATCCATTGTCGATTATCATATCGACCCAGGCTCCTACCGATGGCGATTTGCTGTCGATCTTGATTGATGATGCGTTGACCGGCACCGATCCCGCAACCGTGGTGCAGCTGTATACGGCACCGATTGATGACGATCCATTCGATCGTAAGACCATCGCCAAGGCTAATCCGGCACTGGGTGATTTCCTTAACGAGAAGGAAGTCATGGCGATGGCAGAAAGCGCGAGGCGCATGCCGTCGCGTGAGGCGCAGTATCGCAACCTGATTTTGAACCAGCGGGTTGAAAGCAGTAATCCGTTTGTGTCTCGAAGCGTTTGGCAAACTTGTGGTGCCGAAGCCAAGGATGTCAGAAACATTCCGGTCTATGCCGGGCTTGATTTGTCATCGGTTAACGATCTAACGGCTTATGTCAAGATTGGGCTTGTCGATCTTGTATGGCAGGTACACCCGACATTCTGGTTGCCGTCCGAGGGGTTGCGTGAGAAGTCTAGGCTCGATCATGTGCCGTATGATATGTGGGCCGAGAAGGGTTTTTTGCAGACCACGCCGGGCAATACGGTATCTTACGAATACGTGGCATATTTCTTGAAGCAGCAGTTCGACCAATACAATATCGTCAAATTGGGGTTCGATCGCTGGAACATGAAACATCTCAAGCCGTGGCTGGAGAAGGCGGGTTTCAGTACGCAGTTTATCGAGGAGCGATTTGTCGAGTTCGGTCAAGGTACCCAGTCGATGTCGCCTGCATTGCGTGATTTGGAGGCGGCGATCTTGAGTAAGACGATCGCCCATGGCAATCATCCTGTATTGGCCATGTGCGCAGCTTGTGCAGTGGTCGAAGGCAAGGATGACGCCAATCGCAAGCTATCGAAGAACAAGTCGACAGGTCGGATAGATGGAATGGTTGCTTTGGCGATGGCATCGGCGATGGCGTCGCAGATGAAGCCGGTAGATATTTCCAGCATGATTGGCTGAGCAGGGAGAAAACCGATGACTTGGTATCCGACAGTTATTTTCTACATGGGTTTGTTCGACGGTGGTCTTGTCATGATCGGCGGTGCCGTGGTCGCTGTCATGTTTATCTTCAAGATCAAAACCGATGATTTGCTGGAGCGGGCAGGTCCCGCAGTCGGGGTCTTGATCGGATCGAATATTGCGGCCGCGATCATTCTTGGTGCTACCAAATGGTTGATTGGCAGTTGATTGGGTTGGAGGTGTTGTGATGACGTCACTTGTCTATGATTACAAATCGATAGCCGCTCGTATGAAAGGTGAGCTGGCTCCGCGTCCGAGCCAGCTTGCCTACGAGCGCGGTTTTACACGTGATTTTATTATTAAGACCATGCACGAACAATTGCCCAATCGCTGTCTTGAGTGTGGGTCATGTGGTGTGCAGCAGTATTGTGCGAACGCCCGATGTCCGTGGCAGACCTACTAGGAGAGATCGATGATCGGTGAAGACGAACCCATGCTGCAGTTCTTTGCCTATGCGCATTTGCGCGAGGATTTGCAACAAACGAGCGCAATGTTTAGTGATGTTGCAAAGTGGATGGTTGACGCCCTGCCCAGCAATCCCGAGCGCACCATGGCGCTTCGCAAGTTGATGGAAGCAAAAGATTGCGCGGTCCGTGCCTCGATCTATAAACCATGATTACAGCAGCATTTGTTCTGGTTCTCATCTGTCTCGGTGCCCTGCTGTGGGAAGACGGTAGCACAGCGCTGCTTTGTGGGGCCACTGCTGCCGTTTTACTTTCCGCGAGGTTTCTGCCATGACTGATTATTATCAGAAGGCTCCATTTCCGTTACTGCTTCAGAAGCTCGTCAATGAATGTCGGTATCGGCCGGGCTGGATGATGCGATTGGCGACGATCGATCGTGGTCAGGGTTCTGAAGGTCTGACCCTGATTATCACAACGATGGGTTACGATACTTACAAACCCAATGATGGTCAGCATTATCGCGTCAATCATTTCATGCCGGTGCCGCCTGCTGCCTATGACGAGCGTTCGTGGCGGCGTTGGTTGTTTGAACAGTTCTTGCTGGTCGAGCGACATGAGTGCATGGAATTCTTCATGATTGACGGCAAACGTCCTTATGCACCGCACCACGGTCCAGGTAACGATCCTTATAATATTCATGAACATGGTACTGAAAGGGAAGTAAGAACGATGTTCACTGGCGAGGTTTTAAAACCTAGAGCTGGAGAAAAGAACGATGGTTTTTGATGGCAGCCTGAGAGGAATAGCACACCCTAAATGGAAGGGTGACGATGTTGGCTATATGGCGCTTCATACATGGATGCGATCAAATTACCCCAAGATTGGTCGCTGTGAACGTTGTGGAAGCAAAAAGAAACGTACATACTATGCTAGTAA